CCGCCTGCACAGTCATCCTCTTGATGTAACTGTGCTGAGTGACAGGTTGTCGCTCTATTTCTTTAGAATTCTTCTTGATTCTAATGATTTTATTTGTTATTATGTAGTTACTGGTGCTTGACCAGTTCTTTTGGAGGTTTATATGTTTACTGTTAAGCAGATTCACATTCTTGCCGCTGCTCTTGCCTCTCAGGAGGCAATTGTGATGCGTCGTATTCGTGCTGAGACTTCGTCTGAAATTAAGGCTGTTTTGGAGACTCAGATTACTGATATCATGGAGTTGCAGGTTGCGATTAACAATCCTAAGCTTTTGGTGAAATAATGATCCGTCAAGTCTATCTCATCCGTGATACGGCCCTCGATGCTTATTTGGTGCCGATGTTTTTCCAGTCGCGTGGTGCTGCTCTCCGCGCTTTTGGTGATGAAGTTAATCGCCGTGCTCCCGATAATCAGATGTTTAATCACCCGGAGCATTTCCAGTTGTGGCTTGCTGGTACTTATGATGATGATGCCGGCGTGTTTGCTACTATTCCGCCCGAGTTCGTTGTTGGTGCTCAGGACTTGGTTAATCCTGAGTCTTCCGTGGTATAAAGGCTTTATCCCCCGAGAGGGGGATGCCGAACCTTTTCTGCTAAACCGCTTTTGATTTTGGAGGTTTTTATGCGTCGTCATTCCGTTAATAAGCACCGTAGTGCTTCGAAGTTTCGCCATCAGGCTGGTCGTACCAAGGCTGCTAATTTGCGTGGTCCGATGCGTGGTGGTTTTCGTTTTTGATATGTGCACTTGCCCTTTGCCTGCTAGGCGTGTAAATGGCCAGATTGAATTTTTGGGGCGTTCCGAGAAGGAACGCTTTTTTTTTAACGGTATTCGTCTTGGTGATATTTTACAGATTCCTTGTGGTCAGTGTGCTGAGTGTCGTTTGAAGCGTTCTCGCGAATGGGCTGTACGTTGTATGCATGAAGCTAGTTTGCATAAGGATAATTGTTTTCTTACCCTTACGTATTCTGATGATAAGCTGGAAGGTCCATCTCTTGATTATTCGCATTTTCAGCGTTTTATGAAACGCTTGCGTGCTCGCTTTCCCAGGGATAAGTTTTTACATTTTACGTGTGGTGAGTATGGTGAGACTAATCCTCTCACTGGTGTTGTTGATGGAGGTATTTATCGTCCTCATTTTCATTCTATTTTGTTTGGTTTGAATTTCCCAGATCGTGTCCCTGTTAAGTTAATTGGTGGTTCTGAGTTGTTTAAGTCTAAGCTTTTAGATGATATATGGGGTTATGGTAATGTTCGTATTGGTGATGTTACTTTTGAATCTTGTGCTTACGTTGCTAGGTATGCCATGAAGAAGGTTACTGGTGATAAGGCTTCTGCGCATTACACCGTTGTTTTGCCTACTGGTGAGATTATCGAGCGTAATCCGGAGATGCTGCATATGTCTAAGCGTCCTGCTATTGGTCGCGCTTGGTATGAGAAGTTTGGGCATCATGCCTATGCTCATGATTCTGTTATTGCTCGTGGTGTTGAGATGCAGCCTCCTCGCTATTACGATAAGTTGTTGCCCGAAGTTGTCCGTGGCATGATTCAGTCGGACCGTGCTCAGGCTGGTAAGGTACATTCTGCCGATCATACGGATGCTCGGAATAATGTGCGTGATGTTGTTGTTTCTGCTGGTATTAATCAATTTAATAGGAGTTGATATGTCTTCGATGAATCACCGTAATAAGTCTGTTAGTGCGCATGATTTTGCTATGATCCCGCGTGCTTCAATTCCTCGGTCGTCCTTCCGCATGGAACGTGCTTTTAAGACGACTTTTGACGCTGGTTATATCGTCCCTTTCCATTTGCAGGAAGTCATCCCTGGTGACTCGTTTAAGGTCGATAGCGTGGCGTTTGCTCGTATGGCTACCCCTCTCTATCCTTTGATGGATAATTTGCATCTCGATACGTTTTGGTTTTTTGTTCCCAATCGTCTTGTTTGGAATAATTGGGTGAAGATGCAAGGTGAACAGGATAATCCTGGCGATAGTATTTCTTTCACCGTTCCGCAGTGCAATAGTCCTGCTGCTGGTTATGCTGTTAATAGTTTGCAAGATTATTTTGGTTTGCCTACTGCTGGTACTCCTGCCATTGTCGCGTCGTATCCGCATTCGGCGCTTCCTATGCGTGGTTATAATCTGATTTACAATCAGTGGTTCCGCGATGAGAATTTGCAGAATTCTGTTGTTGTTTCCAAGGGCGATGGACCTGATCCTGTTGGTGATTACACTTTGTTGCGCCGTGGTAAGCGTCATGATTATTTTACGTCTTGCTTGCCCTGGCCTCAGAAGGGCGGTGTTGCTGTTACGTTGCCGCTTGGTCAGTCTGCCCCTATTGCCATTGGTACTTCTGGTGGTACTCCTCAGATTACTGTTCGTGATTCCGCTAATGTCAATCGCAATATCACTGTGACTACGCTTGGTAATCCTGCTTTTTTGCCCAACGCTGTTGGTTCCGGTTCTCCGTTGTTTGCTGATCTTTCTCAGGCTACTGCTGCTACTATCAATCAGATTCGTCAAGCTTTCCAAACTCAACGTTTGCTGGAAAGGGATGCCCGTGGTGGTACTCGATATACTGAGATTCTGCGTTCACATTTCGGCGTTGTTTCTCCTGACGCTCGTTTGCAGCGTCCTGAATATCTTGGTGGTAATTCAGTGCCCGTCCAGACTCGTGCTATTCCTCAGACTTCTGCTTCTGGCGTTACTGGTTCTAATTCTCCACTTGCTCAATTGGGTGCTATTGCCCAGGTAGTTGCTCATACTGGTTTTTCGCAGTCGTTTGTTGAACATGGTTATGTTTTTGGTTTGATGTCTGTTCGTGCTGATCTTACGTATCAGCAAGGTCTTGAACGTCATTGGTCGCGCTTGACTCGTTATGATTTTTATATGCCCGTTTTCGCGATGCTTGGTGAACAAGCTGTTTTGCAGAAGGAAATTTATTGTGATGGTTCTGCCGGTGATACGGCTGTTTTTGGTTATCAGGAACGTTGGGCAGAGTATCGTTATTTGCCGTCTAAGATCACTGGTTTGTTCCGTTCTACTGCTGCTGGTACTTTGGATGGCTGGCATTTGTCTCAGAAGTTTGGTTCCGCTCCTACGTTGAATACTACGTTTATTCAGGATAATCCTCCGTTGGATCGTGTTTTGGCTGTTACATCTCAGATTGGTAAACAGTTTTTGTGTGATGTTTTTACGCGTATTCGTGCTGCTCGTCCCCTGCCGATGTATTCGGTTCCTGGTTTGATTGATCACTTCTAAGGTGCTTTATGTCTGATGATGAGATTCGTTTTTTTGATATGTGCATCGTGTCTATTTTGTCTTTTCAGTATCACCCTGGTAATGATGCCACTCGTGACCCTGACTCCGTGGCTATTGCTCGTGTATTTGGTGTCGCTGATTTGGCTTTGCAGATGCGTCGTGAATATATGAAAGGTATTGTCTAATGGCCTGGATCGCTGCTGGTGCCGCTATTGGCGGCGCCTTGATTTCTAATATGGGAGCTGATGATCGTAATTCGGCTCAGATTGGTCAGGCTGATAAGCAAATGGATTTTCAGGAAAGGATGTCTAATACTGCTTATCAGCGTGCTACTAAGGATATGATGGATGCTGGTTTAAATCCGATGTTAGCTTATTCTCAAGGTGGTGCTTCGACACCTGCTGGTGCGCAAGCTAATATTGAGGATGCTTTTACACCTGCTGTTAGTTCAGCGAAGGATATCTATCGCGATGTTTCGCAGGCGAAGGTTGCTCAGACCCAAGTTGCTAACGTGGAGGCTGATACTGGCGTAAAGAATACGCAGGCTTCGTTAAATGTTGATATGGCAGATAAGGTTCGTCAGGAGACGGCTACTTCTGCCGCGCAAGCGGCGTTTTTGAATACGAATGAGCAGTCTATTCGTATGAATATGGATAAGATCGAACCTGAGATTAAGCGTATTTTGGCTGATGCTAATTTGTCTAAGATGCAGTCTGAGCGTGTTATGTCTGAGATTCCTTTGATTATGGCTCAGATTCCGAAGACTCAAGCGGAAACGCAGGAGTCTTATTCTCGTCGTATTCTCAATGAGGTACGTTCGCGTTTGTATAGTTTGGATGTTAATAAGTCTCAAGCTGAGTCTGATATGTGGGGTTCGCCTTATGGGCGTACTATTCCGTATACTACTACTGGTGCGAAGACTGTTAAGGATGCTGTTGATATTATTAAACCTTTTAAATGATTGGAGATATCATGCAAGTCGTTCGTATTGTTAATGAATATGATGCAAATGGCGTTTCGGATAATAATGCTCTGCATTGTGATGATGAATCTTTGACTCGTCAGGAATTTAAGGAAGAGTCTGATATCAATACTATTATCAGTGCTTTTGGTATTGGCGAGAATCCTATTGAAGCTCAGAAATGGGTTACTAATGTCGATATTACCGAAGAGACTACTGATTTTCAGTCTGCTATGAATCAACTGGTTGCTGCTGCTGCTCAATTTAATTCTTTGCCCGCTCGTGTGCGTTCGCAATTTGATAATGATCCGGCGGCTTTTGTTGATTTTGTAAGTAATCCTGATAATGGGGACGAAATGGTTCGTCTTGGTCTCGCTGAAATTCGTCGCGAGCCTATTCCTTCTGATACTGATCGTATCATTGCTGCCGTTAAGGAAGGTCATACGGCGGTTGCTAAACCGCCTGCACAGTCATCCTCTTGATGTAACTGTGCT